GATAGTATAAACTTACCTGCATTACTACTTCCTGAAAACTTATCATAGATACGTCTTTCTATCTGTTCCCTTTCTTCTGCACTAGGAGTACCTGAATTAAAATTGATAAGCATACTAGGACTTAATCCTGATTGTATGTTATTTATATGAAAGTTAGATATTTCTTCTTCAAGGTCTGCATATTGCAACCCACCTTGATAGTCAGGGGTGGCATAGTACTTGTAGCCTGCTCTGTAAGGCTTAACGTAAACAATTTCGATAGCTTCATTACTCATACCAAAAGCAGGTATGCGCTTTACTTGGTTAATACGGTTGTATTTAGCCCAATCATTAGAGTAGTAATATGCTTCTATTTCTCCTTTATCGTTGCACTTTTCAGCAGCTAGTTGTTCAACAGGTATATGCTCAACCCTTGCTATCTTTTTTCTATCCTTACTGTAAATTACCTGCATACTACATTGACCAAACAATTTAAGGTCTGCACATAGTTTGCGTAAACAGTCTTTATGTAATAGTGTAATGGCTTGTGCGTAAGCATCAGGCTTCTTGTTGCTGTCAGTAGCATCTAATCCTTTGCCGTATATCATTTCACTAATACCGTTTATAACAGCATTGTTTGTAGGACTACCATTGTAACGGTCTATTAGGTACTGAAAGTATGAGTTTTTATCTCCGTATGTTACAAATGCCTTACCCTTTTTTTCTTCAATAGTAGGGCTAACATAATTCGATAAACTTAAAGCGTGTATCATAATACTATATAATCGTTATTGTGTGTATCGTTTGTATCGTAAACGTCTTTATTTACATTATACCTGCTTTGTGTTACAGGTGCTTGTGCTGTACAAAACAATTTATCTCTATATACTAATGTGCTGCCATTTAAAACCTCTAGTGTGTAAAAGTGTCCTTCTCTAAATGGTGCGTTGCTGCTGCCAAATGTCATAGAAGCTGTTAAAAAGTTTTCATTGCTATCAACAATAGTAGATGCTGTAATTGTTTCAGACTTGTTAGTTTGTTCATCAGTAACAGTATATGTAAGCGTTTGAGTAACATACTCTGCTCTTGGTATATACTTAAATGTTTGTGTTTGCGATACTGATACAATCTTCATATAAGTATAACGATAAAAAGCGAGAATTTGTAATAAAAAAAGAGGGATGCTAATGCACCCCCCTCTATCATAATCAAAAAAAACTTATACTCTACGCAAATATATAAAAAATATATTAAGCAGGAGTAATAGGTGTTGTAGCACTTTCGTCAGGTGCTGTTGCAAAGAATGGTGGATTAACCTCACTAGCTGTTGCTGTAAGTGTAAACCCTTGTAAATCCCCTGCTGCTGCTCCTGTTACAATAGTACCACCTGTAACCTCTGCACCGTTGTCTTTTCCTACTAGTAAGTACTTTGTAGTACCTGTACCATCAGGATATAGTTCAACAACATAGTGCGCTCTACCTCTGTTTAAGAGTTTTATCTCCTCTTGTGTTGCAACATCTAGGTTTTGAAAAGTAATATTTAGAGTACTTTCATAAAAAGTAGTTCCATTTTCTCTGCTTGATGTTACGCTTGTTTCTAAAGATGTTTGACCACCTTTTACCTCAAACTTGAAAAATTCAGCACTTCCATCTGATGGTAATGTTACCGTTCCTGATGAAGGGCTTAACGCTGCAATCGCTGCGCTATAATCAAGTATATATACATTTTTGATACCTGCATAAGCTGCCTTACAGCCTATACCTCTACCTTTTGTTATTGCACAACTCATATTTATTTATTTATTAAAAAAGGGCAGGTAGGATATACCTAACCCACCCTTTCTATGTTAGTTAATATTATGAGTAAAGAACGATATCGCCTCTTACTCCGTATTGTACACCTGCTGTGTAACGCATCACAACTCTTACGTTTTGTGAACCATCTAGGTCAGCCATATCAATAACTTTAACTTCGTTACGGTCATCTAGTAGACCTGTACCAAAGAATAGGTTAGATTTCTGTGCAGCAATTGCTGTGTTATCAGCAAGTCCTTTAGCTACAACAATGTTGATACCTTCAAAAGAAAGCTGACCGCCGTTGTACCATTGTGAACCTTTGTTATCTGTACCTGCACCACCAATAGTAGCAACAAATCCACCTAAAGCACGTACATACGCTCTTGCGATGTTAGAAGATACATAAAGGTTTAGGTCTTCTTTTCCGTAAACAGTAGAAGGAATAGCATCTACAATAGCACCTAATTGTGCAATTACGTTTGTGCTATCAACAGAAGCAGCAGTTACATCAGCACCACCGTCAGCAGTTAATAGAGTATCAAAGCCATCAAAAGAACCTTCTCCTGTGCTACCTGACCAGATAGAAGTTTCAGTTGCATTAGCAACTTCAGCAGCTACCTGTGCGATAACGAAGTCAGAGAATAAAGGTGGCAATTCATCAAAAGCACTAAAGCCCATTTGAGCAGCTTCCCAATCTGCGTGCAATTCTTTCTTACAGATTTGTAAGTTTACTTGCAATTCAGCAGGAGTAAGTACTTTCTCGGTTAGTGTCATTGTAGAGGTGCTATCGTCAAAATCACAGTCAGCAGAGCGGACAAGATTTGCAAAAGAACCTACTTTCATAGCAGCTTTATACTTTACGTTAGGTAAAATAGTAACAGTTCCGCTATCTAGTGTATCAGCAGACAAAAGTGCAGCAGCAAGATATTTTCCTGCAAACTCTCCTGCGTAACTTGAACTTGTAATAGTTGGGTTTGGCATTTTATTTAATTTTAATTGTTAATTTTAGACATTACTTTATCGAGTGTTGTTTGCTTTCTGTTTTGTGCAAACTTTACACCAATATTGTTATTTTTTTGTTCAGGGTTATGAGCAATAGGCTCGGCAGCAGGTTCAGACAATTCCTCTTTTACTTCTTTCGGTAATTCCTCTGATAACTCCACTTCTGCTTCTTCGCTCATTTCTTCTTTCTTCATATCCTCAATCATAGCTTTGATTTCAGATACTGCTTCTGCTAGTTCTTCTTTAGTAACATAACCCATTTCTTCTTTATCTTCTTCAGCTTCTACTTCAGCTTCTTCGTCTAGGTCTTTGATTTCAGCAATAATGCCTTCTTCTGCTACTACTAGCATCTTACCGTCTTCCATAGTATAATCGCCAACAGGCAATGCTACTTTGTCATCTTCAGTAATTATAAATATTTCTTTTCCTGCTTCAAACGCTTCTGCTTCTAACACAGTACCGTTGTCTAGCTTTGCAGTTGCTAGTTCAACCTTTTCTTGGCTTTGCTCAACATCATTCACAATGTCAGTAGCTTCTTCACCTAGATAGGTTTTAATCTTATTTAACATTTCGGTTGCTTTCATATAACTATAACTATTTATTTAACTTATTTTACATTTTTAAGATACCTGCTTAATAAAAGAAGTTATATTCCTAATTTCTTCTTCGGCTTCGGATATAATGTCATCTATTTCGTTATACCCTTTTATTGCTTTAGCATCTACACCTAAATCTTTTGCAGCTTTTTCTGCTTTAGCTTTAACTTGATTTGCTTCTTGTACTCTTTTTTGAGTTTCTTTTTGTGCTTGTTTAGCGTCTCGGATAAAATCATCTAAATCTGCTTTTGCCCTTTTTACTTTTTCAAACTGCACATCAATATCTCCCTCAATACTTCGTAAAGATTGAAATTCAGATATTAACCTATCCAACACCTTATCGATATCTTGTTGCATATTTAACTCCACCTTTTGAGCAGATAATTCTTCTTTATTTATTTGAGCAATCTTGCTCATTGTGTTTTTATTTGTTTTCATAATATATATTATACTTTACCTATTCCTTGATTTATCAATTTACCTTTACAGCATTTAGTACTGTAAGTGTCTTTGTCAGCACATAAACATCCACGTTTACTACTTTTAGGGCTTGTGTGTGATGGTGTCAAAAATCTCTTTAACATTTGCCTTGTCCTTTATATTTTTTCTTATAGTTCTTACTGCCCTTTATGCTTGACATTTTAGTTTTAGCGTGTACACCTTTTCTTTTAATTTTAGGCTTTACTATATGTGCTACTTCTATTCTTTTAGCCATTACTTAATAGGTATACAATTTGGCACTAACTTGCCATTCTTTCTTTTCATTCCGTACTGCTCATAGCCCTCTTGACAGGGTGCTTTAAGTTGGTGCTGCTCACAAGGCATAAACCAAGTCTTGCCTTCATACTCGTGTTCGTGGTAACTCTCACAACCTATATCTTGTGCTGCTTTTATTGCTAGTTCTTTAGTGGAGTATGCTAGTCTGTCATCTATAATAGCCATAGTATCGCTTACTACTTCGCTCAACTCTAACAAGCCTAATTCTTTTAGTTTACTTTCTGACCATCGTTTAGCAGCTTTACCACCCCACAACAAGTAGGATATAGTACCACACGCTTTAGTATCTCCTTCATCGTAATACTCCTCTGCTCTTGACAAATAAGAGTACATACGTTTAATAGTGTTTTCGCTAATAGGTTTACCTTGTGCTAATTGTTGCGCTCGTATCTTGCCTACGTCAGTTGCACATTTATTGTTTATTTCTTTGTTTAGGTCTATGCCTCTTTGTGCGTTGTTTTTTACAGCATCAGGATAGTCAGAGTAGCTTTCTAGTTCTTCTTTCTTACCGTCTTTATAACGTTTGTCATCTCTTACAATTCTACGGATATAAGATAGCATCTCCTCTGCTTCTTCTTCTTCAAAGTCATTTAAAGGTTCTTTAGGTCTTTCCATCTTGTCAATGAAGTACCCCTCTATTGAGAAGCCTTTTACTTTGCCTGTTTTTACATAGTCATTCCAAACCTCATCGTTGTTTACTTTAACAACCCCCATCCAAGTACCCACAGGAACGTTTAAGCCATACTTCCTAGACTTATCGTGTGTTTCATCTTCTACTAGCCAACTCTCTACTAGCGTTAAACCGTTTAGGCTGTGTTGGTGTTCTAGTGTGCTGTTGTTCTGATTGCCTTTCATAAGGTACATTTCAGCAGCCTTACGGATAGTGTCTTTAGAGAAGTAAATATAATACTCATCTTCTCCCTTGCGTCTGTATATAGGTTTGTTAGGAATAAGCAAAGCACCTACCAATAGTTGTTTGTCTATTTGTGCTAATTGTACTTCTTCATTTTTTAGTGCAACAAAGTCCTCCTCAATGGCAGGGTTTTCTACAATAGAGATAGCCTCTATACCCTCTACACTATTTTCATCTAAAATAAGTTCGACTATCCTCATATAACTATAACGTTTAATTTTTATATTTTACTATATTGATGCGCCCTCTACTATATTACGCTCTAAACTTTGTGCAGTTGTTACGTCTTGTGATGTTACAAACGCTTTTATAGGCTTCTGTGTTTGACCTGCTATTGTTTCAGCTAATTGGTTTCCTGCTCCTGCTCCTACTATATTAAATGCAGGTGGTGTAGATGTAGGTGTGCTTGGTCTTGATACGCTTGGTGTGCCACCACCCATACCTGCTGTTTGTGGTGTTTTAGTAGATGTTATAGCTTTAACATTTGCCATACCTGCTACTGTCGCTGCTGCCGCTGCTGCAAAACCTAATGCGGGACCAACAACAGGAATTTTAGCAAGTGAAGCATAACTATCTTGTGCGCCCTGATAAGTAGATATTAAAGCACTTGCGACCGCTGCTGCCTTACCTGCTGCTGTTTCCTTACCTAAATTAGCTGATAAACCTGCTAAACCTTGTTGAGCATAAGCAAGTTTTTGGTCTTGTGTCATTTTAGCCCAAGTAATCTCATTATCAGCAGCTTGTTCGTTTAAGCCATTTATTTTGCCATCAAAGTCTTTTTTAAGAGCAATAAGCATTTCATTCTTTTGTGCTTCGTCTGTTATCTCTCGCTCTATGAGTAGCTTTTTAGCATCATAGTCTTGTTGTAACTCTAGCCTTTCTATCTCACGTTCTGACTTACCTATAAGTGCTAATTCGTTTTGTAAGTCTGTTTGTTCTCTTAATAGTGAATTAGTGTTTGTTTGTTGCTCACTTCTAAAGCCTGTTATTTGCGCCTCAATACCTGCCTGTTCGTTAAGTGCTTCTTGGTAGGCTATTTGCAAATCTATATTCTCTTTGTTTTTAGCTAGTTCTGCTTCTGCTTGTTTTACTCTTGCATTAGCATTAGCCATCATAGTTTTTTCCTGTTCGTCTAGGAGTTTGCCTAATTCCTCATTAGCTTTTATACGCTCCTCAAAACTCTTGCTT